TGGAATCAGGGCAGCGGAAGCACTTGCCGAGCGAATGGTATCGGGCTTGTCCCTTGCGAGCGGCGTGAAATGGGAAGCCAACTGCGGGCCGATCGACGCCGAAGACGCGGCGTTACTTAGAATTGAATTGGAAGTTGTTTAACCTTTTTTGGAGATTGAAACGATGAAGACATTAGCAGAGCAAGGGTACATGCCGATCGCGGAAGCGGTAAAGAAATGCACTGGCCAAGAGCCACACGTCCAGACCGTTCGGCGGTGGGTGAAAAAAGGGCTTCGCGGATTTCGCATTGAAGCAAAGTTTGTTGCAGGCGAATACCTTACGACAGTTGACGCAGTTAATGATTTTATCGCCAGTGTCAGCAAAGCTAGGCTTGACAAGCAAGGGGGTGCATCGTGAATAAATTCGACGCGTTAGCACAGTTCCAAGGCTGGCCCCCTGAGTGGCAGCGGTTGTGTGCGGAATACTGGATTGAGACGGGCGAGGATCGGCCAGCGGTGCAAGTCTGGACTACTGCCGACAAGCTAGAGCCAGCCAAGAAGCTTACGGTTTCGCTTTCGCAAGATCAACCCAAGGCGGCGAAGGTGGCAGCTAAAGCTTCGATTGGGTACACCCACAGCGGATACCCAGTTCAGTTGTGGGAAAAAGATGCAATTGACGGCATGATCCATCAGCAGCTAAACGACACGGCGATTGCGAAAGCTATGGAGTTAGGCTGGCCTTTTCGCAGGACCAAAAGAGCATGGGAGCAATTAGCTTACGGGCGAAGGAAGCTAGCTATCGGGAAGGGCGGTTGTAAATAATGGAAATCCTTCTACTTTGCTTTTTCGTCGGTGGCTTTACGCTCGGCTCTGCTTTCGGTTGCGGCTGGACGCTATGGGCAATGATGGATCGGGAAAACAAGGCCCGCAAGGCCTCCCCTGAGTTGATGGCAACGATGCAAGAGGCCTACCGTGATTGACCCTACCGAAATCTGCCGAGCATTGTTTGCTGGTGGCTGTGTTGCGATTCTTTTACAGATTTTTGCTGAGGTGATTTATGGGGACTGACTATTACAAAATCAAAGCCCTCTCGCACTCGATGCTATCATGCTTGGCCCAAAACCCGATGGAATGCCGGATGCGTTACGTCGACGATCCGCCAAGCTTACCGCCAAAAGACTCGGCAGCGTTCGCTATGGGTCATGCGGTGCATTGCCTAGCCCTTGAGCCTGAGCGGTTCGATGAGCGGTTTGTTGTCGTCGAGAAAGTGCTATCGGCTAACTCGACGGCGGGACAGATCGCGACATTCGTTCTTGACGAAAAGACAACGGGGCAAGACTTGCCTTGGATCGCCAAGCCCAAAGGAATTAACAGGCGAACTAAAGCGGGTCAAGCCGAATGGGATGAGTTTGTCAGCGATTGCGCCCTCAAGGATTTGAAGATTGTTGACGACTCAGACTTTGTCAAGGCGATGGATTACGTTGATTTAGTCAAAGGCAAAACCATCCTCGACCAACAAGACTACGCCGACGCGGTGGCTTGCGTCCAGGCATTAAACAACCATGCCGAGTTTGCAACGATCATGGCGCAGCCTCGACGAGTAGAAGTGGAGCATCATTTTGATTTGTTCGGGCATCGGTTCAAGGCTCGGCTAGATTGCGTTATTGACTCGATGCGGCTCATCCTAGACATCAAGACAACTGACGACGCAAGCCCGGATCGGTGGAAGTGGTCGGCGGTTGATTACGGGTATCATCGGCAGCAGATCATTTACCAAGAGGCGTTGCGACAGGCTACGGGGAAGGGCTATCGATTCGCGTTCGCCGTGGTCGAAAAACCGAAGCCATCGACGCGAGGCATACCGCCGACCGTGGCTCTTTACGAACTAGAGGAAGAGTCGGTTTTAATGGGGGTGGAAGACACGCAAGACCTTGTTTGGCAGTACGAGCGACGAACGAAAGAAAACGATTGGCAGCAACCTTACAGCAGCGGGATCGTCCCGTTGCGGTTGCCAAGGCGAAGGGTTTACGAAGGAGAATAGAACGATGACAAAAACAACAACAGATCAACCAGCGGCAGCGGTAGAGATCCCTACGGGAAAACAGCCAACGGGGGCCGTTGCGGTGGTTCAGGCGGCCAGGAAGGTTCTTACGTTTCGGGAGCGATGTTACGAAATTAGCTTCCCGATGCTCAAAAGCATGGTAGGCGAAGAAAGGGCCAAGGAGGCATCCGGACGCGTCGCAGCGGCATTGGCGGCATCCAGGGCGGCAGCTAGAGACCCGAAGGACTTTGACCTATGCACGGTCGAAAGCATTGGTCGGGTAGTCGCAATTTCGGCTCTTACGGGCATCTACCCTGGGACCGGTGCAACAGCTTTGGCCTATGCGATTCCCAGGAGACCGCGACAAGGCGAAGACCCGCAGTTAACCTACCAGCTATCCCATCGCGGCTTGAACGCTTTAGCGAATCGGGCGGGGGCGCACATGGTTGCGGTTCCGATCAGCGACAAAGATCAGATCGAGGTAACTGAGACCGGCGACGTTGTTATTAAGTGGATGGACCTGGACAACCCACCAACAACCGAAGCGGAACTGCGGGGCGTTGTGGTCTTGGTTAAGCGACTCGATACCGGGACGCTTGTTTATGCGGGATGGGTCCCGAAGAAGCTTATTCACGAACGCCGAGACGTTTCGGATTCGTACAAGTACGCCGAAAGCCCGAAGGGAGATTGGTCTAAAGGCTCAAGCCCTTGGCACGCATGGTACACACCGCAAGCGATGAAAACGGCGATGCACTACGCAATAGCCCGAGGCTGGTGTGTGATTGACGACACAGACGCTCAACGGGCTTTGTCGGCGGACGTTGAGAGCGATATCATCGACGTAGAATCCAGGCCCCTGGATCGCGTCAAGCTTACCCGTAACGAACTACCAGCGATCGAGGGGCCAGCGGAATGATCGAGTCAATCTACGGGCTCAAGGTGTTCGTTGACGATCGTATTTGCGTCAAGGTTGAGCGAAAGCAAATTCGATTTCCAAGGTCAAGCAAAGTAAGGATCCGCAAAAAGTGGGCAAAGCAAGGAAAGAACTTTACCGAAAAGGTAGCTCATGTTGCATACCGACAAGGAAGAAACCTTTTTGTGTCGACCGAGATTTACAAGTCGCTCAAAAATGGATTGATCGACGAAATGAAAACGCACCCGCTTTTTAAGGAGGAGGGGCCAACGGAATAGCGAACCAGGATCGGCGGCGTGGTGGGAACACGCTGGCAAAACGGATGGTGCATCGGGTGCAGCTTCCTGAGTTCCGAACAGCAGGTTCAAATCCTGCCCGATCCTTTTGCCAACCCACTTCGAGGCGGCGTATGGAGGTGAATGATGAGCGATAGCGTTTTGATTGGATTAAACCGAAAGGGCAATGCTTTGCTCTGCTATTTTTGGGGCGAAACGGACTGCCCGGAGGTTGTTATTGCGACGGCCACGGAACATGTAAAGCGAGCGATCGCAGAAAACTGGACCGGCGATGAGGACTCAGAAGAGACCATCAAAGCGATGTTTGAGATTGCGTCAAACGACTTTTCGCTAGGTGGAAGGTTTAAGTTTGAGTTCGAGATTGGCGGGGCGGAGTTTACAGATGTTTGCGTGAATTTGGCGGCGCATGAAGGTATTCAATGACATGGCTAGTCGTATTTTTTGTTTTTGTGTGCTTGGTTGTTTTGGTTTTTTCCTAGGGTGCAAGTCACCCGCAACGTATGAAATCATCGAGGTGAAACATGGCGAAACGATGCTCGATATGCACGGATGGAATCGAGGCGTCTGGCGTCGACAGATGCCCGAAGTGCCAAGACTTAACAGACTTGAATATCGATCGGATTTCGATCCTGCTTCGGCACGCCAAGAAAATCCCGCGACGGGCCGAGCGGTACTTGGCCAGGGTCGAACACTTCCGAGAGATCGACGCTAAGACAGAGCAACCGCCGAAGGCTGCCGTTGAGGTGATGCCTGAGCCGGTCATTGAAAAGCGTTGCAAGATTTGCGGAACGCCCCCACGGCTCAAGGATCGCAACTGTTGCCGGGAGTGTTTCGGAATCAAGAAAACGATTAGCGACCCTTACGAGATTTGCCAGCACTTGATTCAAAAGCGACCTGAAAAGGCGGCTCAGTATCAAGCGATGGCCGACCAACACCGGCAGCGGATGATCGAATCGGCGGTTGACGCAGAAAGGCAGATCCGAATCAACAGACGGCTAGCGGAATTGGCGGCATCAACCAAGCCTTGCAAGCCGAGAATTGTGACAACCAACGGGGTCGAGTCGACGTTGAGTTATTGGCGGTGCGGGCGTTGTCGAAACGTATTGACAAGGCCGAATTGCTTGAAGTGCGAACAGATTATTAAGGGAGAGATTCAAGATGAGTAAAGTTGAAGCATTTTGGCAAGACGCAACGGCTGACGATGTTGCGCGGGTGATGGCAGGGGAGACGGTCGAGGCTAGGTTTCGGGATGATGAGAAATCGGCATGGTTTATATCGGGGCTTGCCGGGTGGACGGCAGGAATAATTCAGTGGTATTCAACCGACGGAGACTACTGGAATCACTGCCAAGTCTACCGCGAGCCCTCCTGGTGGACCAACAAGCCCGATCCGGGGCCGGGGTACAGGCTGCTTGAGAAGCTTCCCGATGAGGAGCCGCAATTGGGCGATTCTGTCTTTTGCCCGGACTCGGAAATTTGGCTTGAGTTAGAGGCTGGATTCGACCCAGGGCAACTGCCGACGCACTGGTATCGCCGACGCATCGAGCAACTGCTGAGCGGCCATCGATGGCTAGCTAACGGAGATAGGCTTGAGTCCGGGGATCTGTACTACGAAAAAGGGGCTTTGCTCGAAGTTGGTCACGAGTACTGGGGCAATAAGGTTGTGCTTGCCGAAGCGTTTATGCGCAAGATCGAGCAACCGGGGCCCGAGCCGAAGCACTACGTTTTGCGGGTTGGTGATTCGGTCGAGACGCCAAGCGGACATAAAATTAAGGCTGTGAGCCCGGGCTTAGAGCAAATCGAATTCAAGTTAAGAGCAGGATTTAAAGCGACCCTGCCTAACGGCCAGACGATCACGGCCACTGAAAAAGGCTTCGAGGTGGCGCAGTGAGATATCAAACGATCGACGCTATTTACGGGTCGATTTTGCTTACGATGCTTTTGACTATTGCCGGATGCGCAGTATTCGACATGGTCACCTCCAGCGACAGCGACCCCCAACGATATACCGTTCATTTCGATGGCATCGACTACCAGGATTTGACGCGAGATTTCCACGGACTATCTAGGAGCCGAGCGGAATACAAAACCAAAGCGGGCAAACGTATTGAGTTTCACGGCAATTTTTACGAGGTTGAGCAATGAGCAAACAATGGAAAGCAGCGACTAGGGGCGGGCATGATTATCGGATCACAGGGCGAAACGCGGAATTCACAAACCTGATCAGCGGCGAGGTCGAGGATTCAGGATTCGTGGTTTTCGTCCAATGGACCGAGGGCGGTAGGTGCAACCTAGACGGAGAAAGCCCATACGACCTGATCCCCATCGAGCCAGAGGCCCCTAGCCCCGCGAAGGTGCGAGTCGATTTGGCTTTGGCGGCATGGGAATACAAGATGGCTGCTGACGTAACCGACGCAGCTACAGAAAGAGAGGCCGAAGCCGAATTGAAGTTCCGCGAGGCCATGAAAGCATGCGGAAAAGATAACGCAGTGGTATCTATTTACGGCGCTTTATTCCTGTTTCAGATCGACAAGGACGGCTGTATTTTCGTCGAAGAAACGGAGGTGCTTTAATGATGCGGCAATGGCAGGAAACGACACGCGGCGGTTATTGGGTGCGCGGCATCGAAGAGATCGACAGCGAAGCCGAGTTCTACGATCTACGCGGGGAAGTTGGCAATCACAGTAACGAGCCGCCAAGCGAAGATCCATTGGATTGGGCCCGGGAAACGTGGCGAAGCGATGGGCGGTATTTGGTCGAGAAAGAAAGCTCTATGGATTTAATGGAGGTGCAAGATGGCGAAAAATAACTTTTTGCCTTGTCCGTTTTGTGGCAATCACGATCAGCAATGGATGCGTATTCTGATCAACGACGAAAACGAAAAGTCTGTCCGGTGCTGCAAGTGCAACGCGGACGGGCCGATTCATAAATTTAAGACGCTCGCAGTAAGAGCGTGGAACCAAAGGAAACCAACGGAGGTGCAAGATGGCGAATGACAGCGAAGAAATCGACGACGGCGAAATCGAAATGCAAGTCTGGTACGTTACTCCGGACACCGTAGGAAGCAACACTCGGATTGTTTTCGACGACTCGGATGACATGCTAGAGTACGCGCACGAAGTGCTAGACGCCATGTTTGACAGGCTCGGCGAGGAAGGCGAAGAGGATATTGCAACCCTCACGATCGAGCAGAGCAAAATGACGCGGGGTGAATGGGACGCAATCGCCAAAGTGAACGGAGGGGATGATGAATAAATGGGAAAAGGGTCCGGTTAAACTGGTTAATGGCGAAGAGGCGTTTATCGACGCGATCAATGAAGGGCAAGAGGACTGGCGGTACACGGGCAGAGTTTGCAATCAAGCAGGTCACTGCACTGCTTGCGGATGGCACGCCAACGGGCGATACATGTACGCCGAGACTCACCACCCATTCAACCTAGCCCCTCCGCCAAAGAAAACGGTGCGGGTGAAGTTGTGGATTAATGTCTACCTAGACGGGGAGCACTGCATGCATCGAACGGAAGAATCGGCTTTGGCAGGCGGCGAGCACGCTCGTTTTGCCCTTATCGAAATTGATCGCGAAGTCACGGAAGGGGACGGGCTATGATCTACATCTACAAAGCCAGTCTAATCCGCGTTGTCGATGGCGATACCGTGGAGCTGATTATCGACCAGGGCTTTAGCAACTTTACTAAGCAAACGATGAGGCTCTACGGCATCGACGCACCGGAGATGCGAACCGAAGCAGGCAAAGCAGCCAGGGCGTGGCTATGGGAGGCACTACAGCCCCTTGAGACGATCTACGTCCAGACGATCCAGCTATCGACCAAGGCAAAGCGCGACAAGTACGGGCGGTTTCTGGCGGTGCTTTATAAGAGCGAGTCGGAAATGGAGCAAGATATGGACTACGCAGACGCCGAAGGAACACAGAATTTTTTCCAGGGTTCAATCAACAGGCGAATGGTTGTCGAAGGTCACGCAAAGGAAAGGTATTGGTAATGAACCCCTACCAACCCCCGGACGACGAAAGTCAACTCGACCGGATCGAGCGGAAGCACCAGATCGAGGGATGGTACTTGCTGACGTTGCTTATCGTGGCTTTGCTTGCAGGCATGATTGAGCTCCTGGTCGAAATCGCTTCGGCTAGGTGGAAGTTTTAAGTTTTAATTCTTTGGAGGTGGGCGATGAATCGCGAATGGGGAATTAAGTTCAAACCAGGGCAGACCGTAATTCTCGACAAGAGCGGCACTCCCTGCGAAGTTCAGATCGAGGGAGTGCGTTGCCATAAGTCAATTGACTGGGAGGTCATTTACGATGTTCGAGAGATTGGCTCAAGGGTGGGCTACCCGGCGAGCCAAAAGAGCCTGAGCGGGAAGACAGCCAAGAAAGCGAGCCAATAGGAACTAAGAGGCTGGTCCACCTCGGCAAAGGTGCTTGCTATCTACTGGCAAGAATCCCGCTAGACGGACTGGTGCGCGGTACGTGCCGGGTTTAATCGGCCCAAACGACCGCTGGTAAGTGGCGTTGAAACTTCCGCTACTTGCCCCTAGGGCCGTCCGTTCTAACGGGCGGGCGGCTCTTTTACGCTCTGTGTGGGGCGGTTGTTCGGTGGTTTTAACTCAGGGTGAAATGATGGAAAAGACTTGCGTAATTAGAGGCGAAGGATTCCGGCTAAAAGCGTTCCTAAAGCAGGCTGGCTTTACGTTTGACACAGAGGCTAAGGTTTGGTTTCAGGTTGTCGAGGTTGACGATTCAGGCAGGGCAAGGCTCGGCATTGAAGACCAGGAGACCGACCTAATGAATACAGATGAATTTAAAAACATTCTTGAGCTTCAATTGTGGAAGCCCAAGAAGATCGAAGTTTCATTTGAGTAGCTTACTCCCAAGGATTCAGCAATGTCTAAAATGATTGCGTCAGGTTTGACCGCCAGACGAACACACAATCCTCCTCGGTGCATTTCTAGGCGTATCTACGCCAAGGCGGTCAACCTATGCACCGGGGGGGCTTTTTTCACGCAAGGACGCCGAAATCATGGCCGGTGATTGGATTAAATTCGAGACCGCGACAAGCGATAAGCCGGAGGTTTGGGCTATGGCTCAGTCCCTCGGGATTGATGCCGATGCAGTGGTCGGAAAGCTCCTTCGGGTGTGGGCGTGGTTCGATCAACAGACCCAGGAAGGTAACGCAGTTGGTAACGGTGCTAGCGTTACCTCCAGCGTTACCAAGGCGTTACTAGATCGTAGAGTTGGCGTTAGCGGCTTTTGCGACTCGATGATTCTTTCGGGGTGGATGTCCGACGATGGGCAGAGCTTGACCCTGCCAAACTTCGACCGGCACAACGGAAAAACAGCAAAAACACGGGCAATGACCGCAAAAAGGGTAGCAACGCACAAGGCAAAAAGTAACGCTACTAGCGTTACCTCCAGCGTTAGCGGTGCGTTACCTAGAGAAGAGAAGAGAAGAGAAGAGTATTCAAATATAGATACGTTGCCCGAATGGCTAAAAAAGGATTGGGTACGATGGCTGGACTTCCGATTCGCCAAAGACGGGCAATGGATGCCGGAAGCCCAAGCCGACGCGGTGATTATGGACCTACTCCGACGGGGTGAAGCCAAGGCCCTAAAGGATATCGAGTTTTCGATCAGGATCGGCGCGAAGAACATTTGCCACGATGACGGCGGGCAGGGCTTGCTAAAGCCGGTCGGCGGGCCAGCAGCAGGAACCCAGTCCGGCAGAAAGCTAACCAACGCAGAAAAGACCCTTAAACTCATCGAGGACATGAACAATGGAAGTATCTGAAAATCGAGAATTCTTTACCAGAATCGCCATGATCCATTTTCCGAGCCTTGGCACCTACCTGAACAAAGAGACCAGCAGCGTACTCGGCACGATCGACGCTTGGGCAATGACGCTTCAGGACATTACAACGCAAGAGGCTATCTCCGTTGTCTATCGATGGAGCAAGGACGAACTACCAAGGCCCCAATACTACGAACTTGGCGATTTCGCTTTGCACCTCCGAGCGGTTGTCTTGCAGGATCGCGTCAACGCTCGCAAAACTCAACTGGTTGATATGATTCGAGACCGAGAAGAACCCAGGGGCAACTACAGCCATGTTTCGCTACGGCCGTACATCGCCAGGGTTCTTGAATCGGGCGAACAATGCAAGATTGGCAAGATTACCCGCGAGGAGCACTACGCGACGCGGGACCAAGTTCTAGCGGATTTGGCAGCGGCTCAGGTGAGGCGATGACCGACGACCACGAAAAAACCCGCAAACTCCAGGACAAAGTGTACTGGTTGGAAATGCGGGTGAAACTACTACAGGAACGAAACAAGGAGCTTAGGCAATGGATCACGAAACTGACGAACAAAACCCATCCGGCACGGAGGGCAGGGAAGTGAAGGCAGGCAATTTTGTCTGGGTTAAGTGCAAGGTGATTGAACCCTGCGAGAGCCTGATAAAGGTCACGCCGAGCGGCGACGATAACTGGTTTTGGGCTGGCAGGGGGCAGTGCCGACCCGTCGAGCCGGCCAAGGCTTCGGAAATTCCGGATAGTTCGAGCGAGCCGCTAGCGGTTGGCGATCCGGTGGTAGTCGTCGAGCCTGCGCACAAGTGGCACGGCGTTCGAGGCAGAATCGTATCGGTTTCCGAGAGCAATGAGTTTCCGCTAGAGTTCATTTCGGATTGCAGGGAGCGTCTCGGCTACTTTCGATCATCAAGCATTGAGCGAATCGACCAAGCCGACCCCATCAACCCTTCGCACTACAAGCAAGGCGGCATCGAGTGTATCGAGGCTATCAAGGCGGCTCTTGGTGAGGGCTTTCCTGATTATCTTCGGGGAAACGTCATGAAGTACCTTTGGCGGTACAAGGAAAAAGGCGGCGCAGATGACTTGCGTAAGTCGGCATGGTATCTGGATCGATTAATTAAGGAAGTGGGTGAATGAGCGACAAGCCAACACTAAGGTCTGTGTGTATTACGTTCAAGCCTCAAGACCTAATGAATTTTGAGCCACTAGGCCAAGACACGATCAAGTTTAGTTCCCCAGGGATCGCCTTCGGTGAGCCTCAAGAAATCAAAGTGACCTACGAGTGGCGACCTAACCCGATTTTTTACGTTGGGCGCAAGGTGCGAATCGAGGGCGTTTTGTGCGAGGTTTGCTCAGTCGAAAAGGACGGGTCGATTACGGTTCAAAGGATCGAGGAGGTGGGCGAATGATCTATCTAGGCATTGACCCAGGGCCGGTCGAAAGTGCGTTTGTTTGGTGGGACGCCGAAGCCGAAAAGGTTATTAGGCTTGAATCGATTCCGGCGTTTGGCATTGATTCGCTTACGATCGGGCCGCTACTCAAAGGCGTCGACTTTGTTTCCATCGAATGGATCGAGTGTTTCGGGATGGCGGTAGGCCAAGAGACATTTCGCACAGTGGCAGGTATCGGCTGGTTCGCATCGCTTTTGTACGATCGCACTTGGTCAATTCGACTTGTCCCGCGTCGATCAGTTAAGATGCACTTGTGCAATTCGATGCGGGCCAAAGATGCCAACGTCCGGCAGGCTCTTATCGATCGCTTCGGAAAGGTTGGGACCAAGAAACAACCGGGCAAGCTCTACGGCGTTGCGACTCACTATTGGGCGGCTCTTGGCGTGGCGGTGTACTCGGCTGACGTATTCGACCCGTCGCAGTTTTGGATCGAGGATTTGAGGAACAAGGCAGGAAAATAATGGAACGCAAGAACATTTCCCAGCCCGAGGAAGCTTGGGCGGCATGGGACAAGCAAGCGGCGGCGATGGATATAACCCTGAGCGGGCTCATTTTCGAGGCAATGAACGAGCATCTTGGGCTATTCCTGACGCGCAAAACCAAAAGGCGGCCAAAGTCCAAGCCGGTGGCTCCGAAGCGGCAAAAGCGAAATTCGTGGCCCCGGTGATTGTCAAGCCCCCTGACGGTGGATAAGATGTTGGAAAGGAGAAAAATCATGAACTTAGGCGAACTTGTCAAAAGCAAGCGATTTTGGGCGGCGGCGGCTACGATTGCCGTTGTCGTTTTGAAGGATCGCGTACCGTTGTCCGAAGATCAGATCCAGCAACTTGTTTGGGTTATCGGGGCTTGGATCGTAGGCGATTCGGTCCGACCCCTGCCCAAGCCCGACGAGGTGGCATCGTGATTGGATTACCACGGCTCCAAGAGCTAGCCAAAAAGCACGAGTTCGATTTTGCTGACGCTTTCGAGGAAGCTGGCGGTAACACCAGGGCGGCTCGCAGAATCCTTCGGTCGAAACTTAGGGGCGTCTACGGCATCGACCCCGCGACGATTGCGATGATTTTCGCGTTGATTCAACTGGCGTTCAAGGTCTGGAAATGGGCCAAGGACAACGGCTATCTTTCGTCTTACAATCCGTCCGATGCCCCAATGGGGTACATCCTCCAAACGGCGTGGGATGCGGGCGAATTCGACGATGGTGACGACGAAAGCGACGACGAATAACCCCCCTAGCCAACCCGAACTTTTCCGATGTATGGGGCTCGGTGAGTTGGCAGGGGGCAAATACGGAGAGACGGATGAAAGCGAAACTAGAAAAATTGATACTGCAATTAACGCATCGGCTATGGAATCGGCAGATATCTAGGCTGATTTGCAGGGCCTACAGCGACGGCAAGATAAACTCTCGGCAACTGCATGAGATCCTGGCAGATTTCGACCCTACGCAAAAGCACAAGGTCTACTAGTGACGATGGCGAAGAAAGAAAACAACTGGATTCCTTGGGCTATCATCGCGGGGCTAGTCCTCTACGCGGCTAGCCAACAACCAAAGGGAGGGGGTGATCCATCTAAGCCTGCCGGGGTGACGGCCGTAGTCCGGTCGACGATTCCATCGATCAGGGCGGCTTACAAACAAGCCTTTCTCGATGCGGCGGCGAAGATCGAAGCGGGTGAAATCGCCAACCAAGAGCAATGGACCAAGTTCATCTCGGACAATGCGGGCGGCAAGAATCGCGAGGCTCTCGACAAGGTTTACTCGGCGATCGATCAATTAAATTTGCCGGTGACGTTCACTGGCAAGGAATCCGAGATAGCGAAAATCAATCGAGAAATAGCGGGGGCGTGGTAAATGACTGAAATCGGACTACTCACTTGGTACACCGTTCAATTGGTTCTATGGGCAGGGCCTTTGGGCATCGCGGCATTCTTGACAGCGATCGCGGCAGGATCGTTCTACGCAGGCTACTCGATGCGACCCAAGCGAAGCGATAAGCCGATGGGAGCCGCGAAACTTGATCATATCAAATACGATATACTTCCCAATGGAACACTAGGCCCAGGCGACCCAAGAGGGCTGGAGGGGCCGGAATGAAACGGGCAAGGCGGATATCGGCGGTTGTGGCTTACGTCTTCGTTTGGTTCGTGTTTCTGCCGTTTGCAGTTATCAGAGTGTCGACGGAATGGCTGGTTGATAGCTTGGCTATTCCCATGCTCGAAAGCCTGGAGGTAATCGCCAATGACGACTGAGTTCACAGGCTACGACCCGACAATCGAAAACCGCGACGAGATCCGAGCGACTTCGACCGAACTTGGGTTTCGCGTTGGCGATTATGCAGTCCCGGAAGAGATCGACCCTCGGCCATTGATGAGGCACGACAAGCAACTTAACATGAGTTCCTGCCAAGGGTTCAGTCTTGCCAATGCTTGCGAATATGTTTGGGCATTAGCCCAAGGTGGCTTTTCTGCCGAGCGTCAACTATCGACGCTATTCGCCTACCTCGAATCCCAGCGGCTCGACGGCGGCAGGCTATTTGGGGTCGATAAGGGCTCGACAATCAATAGCGGGCTAAAGGTAGCAACGACGATCGGAATGTTGCCCGAGTCGGATTTGCCCTATCGGACACCCTATCCAAACAACGCTCGAACGATCGTAACCGACGCAATGCGGGCTAAGGCAGGCCAGTTCAAAATCCGTTCGCATACTTGGCTAGATTCGTATGATGCAATCTTCCAGTATCTAGCTAGCGGCGTCGGCG